GAGCCTGTGGCCGATGGATACTCAATTACGTTGCTGGTTGTCGCCGCATTGCCGCTCACAGTGAATGTGGCAGACTGACGGGCATATGCACTGCCAGATAGCTCAGTACCGCCCTGTGCCTCAGTTGGGTCAGACGTAAACAGCCCAATATACCAAGATGTGGGGCGTGTGACTGACGACGCATTAAACGCCCAGTTCAAAATGTATGTTTCGTATGTGTTGGAAAAGCTCATGTTAGCCCTCTGATTTTAAGGCGACGACCAGAGCCACCAAATTTGACGGATTCACTCTCAGTGTTTATAGCGCCAATTGCATTTTGATACAACGAGGCCCAGACCGCCACACGGGCATCGTCGGCCAAGTATGGAGCGGAGTGGACCAGTGCGCCGTACAAATAGGCGTCAGGGTGGTTCTGCAGAAGCCAATTGCTCGTGTTGCTGTCGCTCAAGCCGTCAATTTTGCTGTAATAGTACAACTCAGTCGCCGTGACCGCTGATGGCGTCGGGAATAGCTCAATTTCGCCTGCCGTAAGCGCATAATAACGCGGAGAGCCAGACGCGTCCCTGCTCTTCATGCGCAGATCGAGCATGTCGCCCTGACTTATAATCTCAAGAGTTGAGTGATTTCCGCCAGACACGCCAAACCGAATAACCTCCAAGAAATCACTTGGCACATCGCTGTATCGCGAGTTGAGGTTGGCATTGCTGCGCTTTTCTTGACGCCAGTGGCGTATCTTGCGCTGCATATCAGCCTCGGCCAACGAAATAAACGTCGGGGTGGCTGTGTCTAGATCGTCGCGGTTGAGAAAGTCAGTGATTGACGTTTTCAGCTCTGCGTATGTTGTGATGCTCACAGCGTACCTGCCCTTGTTCTAAATACTCGGTTTTCGCTGTCGTTCATCCACTTTTTTAAGGCTTTTGGATCGTCAGCTATACCTTTGCGCTTCAGCTCATAGTACACTGAAAGCGGGATCGTGGCCACCTTATTAAGATCGCCATGTTTGTTAGGTGTGTCGTTGTACTGGCGCTTGTTCGCCTCAACGATAGCGGAGACATTCTGCTGTGTCTCAACAACGTATTCACCATTTCCCGTGACGTGCCAGTATTTCGTAATTCCGGTGGCGTCGTCTTGGCTGAAAATTCTTTTCACAGTTACCCTCCTGAAGTGATCGGGGCGACCGAAGCCGCCCCGTCATGACTTATGATGTAGTCAAGTCGAACACACCAGCGTGTGCCTGCTCATTCAAGACCTTCAGTCCAAACTCTGCGATGACCATACGCTTCTCTGCGTCGCCAGTCTTCGCAAGTTCAACTTGCTGGATTGGGCGCAAGAAGCATACAGACGCGTACTCAGGGTCAAGCAGCAGCGCGTCACGCTCACGCATGAAGCGGTTTGGCGTCACAGAAAGTGTACCAAAATCAGATAGATAGACGTCAGCAGCGCCGATGATGGTTGTTGGGCCATCTGAAGGTGCTTGGTAACGCTGAGCCGCAATACCTGCGAAGCCGGATACAACAGTTTTGTTGTGTGGACCGACCATCAAGATTGATGGCTGACCGCCTGCTGTGTACGCCTTTTGCATCGCATCTTTGACCATTGCTTCTGTCAAATCGCGCTGCGTGCCGTCTGTACGCGCATCGGAACCGTCACCAGTTGGTGAAGCACCGCCAGTGCCGAAGTTATCGTTGGTTGCGATCCATGCACCCAAACCGGCAGTTTCGCGTGCAGTTGAAGAGTTGCCAGCAACTTGAGCGTTGTTGTCTGTCAACACAGCCTCGATGTCACGGCGTAGCTCTTTGCCGCGCTTTGCAAGCTGGAAGCTAAGTTCGTCGTTACGGCCAGCCAAATCTTGTGAAGAAAGGTTGTCAGCAACAACAGTTGTGCGGCGAAGAATGTGCGTGTAGTTGCCCACGCGTGTTGTGGCAGATGTTGCATCGAATGATGAAACGTCGTCGCCGTCGATTACAGCCGCTGTAGAAGTTGCTGCAAGTGTGTCTGTCTGCCACTCAAAATACGTGTTGGACACGTTTTCAGAGCCGATGTTTGACTGCACAGGCACTTCTTCTGGGGACACGTTTGAGATGATGTCAGAAAGGCTCTCTCTCACGCCATTGGCTGAAAAAGAGGTGAATGTATTTGCTACGATAGCCATAATGGCCTCCTAAAGTAGAGATTTGATTGCAGCCGCGGCATCATTGACACGGCCACTTTGACGTACGCGCTGTAGCGCTTGTTGTTGCTCGCCCTTTGGTCTCGGCTGTGTCGCTCGGCTTCCGCTTTTCAATGTCTTGGACGCTTGCTGTTTCGGCTTCTGTTTTGCCGTCTTCGCACGCGTTTGTCCGCGATCATATAGCATTGCCTTACGCGCTAGTTTCACAAGCGTTGCATTCGTCAATCCGCTAATGTCTTGCTCACTGAAACCTTCCCGAACCAAGAAATCTTTTAGATCGCCCGCTTCTTTTGTGGCGACTTTTTTGTCACGCCACTCTGGGATAATCTCAGGCAACACTTCACGCTGCTGTTCAACAAATTGCATCTGCATGTGCTGCACCTTTTGCTGGTGTAGCTGCTGCATCCGCTGCTGTTCAGCCTGTACCGCTTGCAGTTGAGCATTGCGCTCTTCGTTCTGCTTACGCCACTGACGTTCTGCCTTCGCTGCCATCGTAGGGTCTGCATCATACAGAGTGTCCCAGTCTGGCTCCTGTTCGACCGATTGCTCTATCCGCTGCTGTAGTGCTGGCAGCATCTGAGCGTATTGGGCACGCTCTCGCTCAATCTCTTCTGCTTGCGTCTCCACCTCACGGGTGCGTTCTGCAAGCGCCTGAGTTTTACGAGTGTAATCTCTCTGCCGGAGTTGTCCGCGTTTTAGCTCTTCAACGGTAATCTCTTCGCCGTCTACATCGACAGTTGCCGACATAAGGTCAAAGGATGCGTCGTCAAACTCTTCAGCTTCGTCCTCTGCTTCGAGTTCGCCTTCATCATATTCTTCAGATTGCTCCTCTGAATATTCTTCCGGCATTTCGGCTTCGTCCATAGATTGCTCTACGGGTTCACCCTCAAGCGCATCAGGCTCTGTCACGTTATCCTCTTGAGGCGCGATCATGGCTCTGATTGCATTTTGTGCGGTGTTCAGATCAGTCCCTAGTGGGTTGCTGGTGTCTGACATGCGTCTACTCCCTATTATGCGCTATTTTGACTTTTTTTCAATAGCTGCATTATCCTGCATTGCACGCAGCTTCTGGCCTACCGCCTGAACGCCGCGCAGTTTCATGTAAATGCCCTCGCGGGCCTCACTATCGCTGGCTGAGGTTGTCTTAAATTCCTCCCAGCAATCCTGCTCGATCTCAGCCATAAAGCGGATGAAATCAGTGTCACGTAGAAGACGGGAAGCCTCGTTCCCGTCGTCAATTATTTGCTGCTTAGACTTCACGCGTAGCATCCTTAATTATGTCGGCCTGCGCCTTCATCACTTCGCGGTCGATCGACATGTCAGACTTGATCTTGGCCACGTTGAGCTGCGTGCCGTACTTGGCCTGCATTTCTTCAGCCTTAACGTATAGCTCAGCCTCAAGCTCGTCGCGCTTGCGATCATCGTCCATAATCATCTTTTCGCGCCCAAGCTGCAACTCTGCCGCCTTCTTCTGCATGTCCGCCTGTATCTGCTGGATTTGCACCTGTATCAACTGCTCGTTGATGTCGGGCTTATCTTGCGCTGGCGGCGGCTGGAATTGTGCTGGGTCTGCCCAGAATTGCGAGGTATCCTTGAAGCCTGCAAGCTCTGTCATTGCTTTCAGAGTGTTGGAGAGCTTGCTGATGTCGGTCAGCGGGTTCTGCGGACCCATCGTCGCCATCGCCTCTTTCTGCATCTCGCCGATCTGTCGGAGCATCATCATGCGCTCAGTGTCGGAACCTCGACCCAAAGCCACGTTAATAGTGACGTCCATATTTGAGTCGAATGCGCGTGGGTCGATCGGCACAAATTCGTTGCTTAATCGGACCATGCGCTCGCGATCTTGGTGCGTCGTAATCAAGTGCAGCACCAGTTGATACATGCGCTTGACGCCGGTCTCAGCAAAGATGCGGGCGATCAGCTCAATGTGCTGCTGCGCTGCGCTTACAGTGGCGTTGACCGCAGTTGCGGTAGATGATTGCAGAGCGCCGGCATCAAGCCCTGCAGACGCCTTTGAGATGCCTGTGCGGGCCTCTTTGACCTGATCCATGTATTGCAGGACCGGAAACGCCTCGCGACCGACAAATGGCATGGACAGTGGCTGCACCTGACCGGCAGAGCGCTGTCGGATAATCGCGCCGACTTCCGTTGACATAACGTCATCCATGTTGACCATACCCTCGGTCACAGCAATGCGTGGGTGAATGGACATCGCCAAGCTGTCAAGCGTGTTGCGCATGATGGAAGACTTGATGCGCTGAATGTCCATGACTGTCTCAGCGACGGAATGCCCGAAGAAATCATGAGCTTCAGGATCGGGGCACATTGTGGCAAACGGTGCCATTGTGCATGGCTCATTCATTAGGATTTTGTTGCCGTCGCCTGCTGTGCAAATTTTGCGCAGTTCAGCAATGCCGTCGCCATCATAATCGACCTTGATGTAGTTCTCGACGTAGAGAACCTTTTTCATCGCAGGATCGTTGCGCTCATTCATCTCGTTAGACAGCGCCTTGTTGCGCGTGTAGCGCTCGACGTTGGTTGACATGTCTTCGTGCGCTGAGCCTAGCTTTGACACCTCGTCGAAGTCGTAACCCATTGCAACAAGCTCTGAGACGGTGACAATGCGACGGTGTGCAACGTAGTCAGCCTGCTCGACCGACTTAGCTTCGCGAGAAATCAGAAACTCTTCCGGCGGGACAGCCTCGACCTTCACACGACCGTCTGGGTGCGTGTATGTGGCGCGAACGGAATGCTCCATCGGAGGCTCAATGATCATGCCGGTCATTTCGTCCATCATTGGCTCGCCGACAGGCGTGGACGCCGTAATCTCGATTTCGACATCTGGGTCAGACATCAGCGCGTTAAGAGACGCGTCATCGAGGCCGCTCATGTCGTACGTCTCAAACTTAGTCTGGTCATCCCAGTAGACTTTGATGATGCCAACCTTACGAACTAGTGCATCCATAAACGCGCTGTGCATTTCGAGGAAACCGTTATTATCGCGATTTATGATGAAGTTGGCGTAGTCTGTGGCCTGTGCAGCGCTTGCAACGTCCTCTGGACCCTGCGGGACAAACTCAACAGTGCGATCTGTGCCGTGAAAGATACGCATCAAGGACGGCATAATGGCCTGTACGGTATCGCGTACGTCCATTGAGACAACTTGGCTGCGGCCTTCCTCTTCATTGCCGAACGGATCGCCGCGATAATACTGCGTCGCCGTTGCGCGCATCGGGCTGATCCAGTTGTCGATGTAGTCGATTGCGTCTTCAATCTCCTTGCCGACGATGCCTTGCAGCTCGTCGTCCTTCATCACGTCTGGGTTTAGCTCTTCTTCGAGCACCGACATCATCTGGTTGATTTCATAGTCCATTTATTGGTTCCTTTGTCGGTCTACTCGTTGAAAGCGCGCCAGTATTCTGTAAATTCGTCAATCTCATCTACCATCTGCCGATCCGCTTCTGATACGATGTTTCCGTGAGACATCAAGAACGATCTCTGGTCTGATGCTGCTGCGCTTGGCTTAACACCTTCAAGCAAACCGCGACGCATATTAAAGAAATCTCTAAATGTAAGGGCTGCTGGAACCTGCACCGGCAAGCTGCCGTCATATTCACCAGCTATGGCCGTTGGATACACTGGGTGCGCCGCCTTGGCAGACAGCCCCTTGCTGAGGTCCGGAGAGCCTAAATTTAGGCCAGTGTCAAAGGGATTGGCGTACAACAGGTCAGGATCAGTCTGTGCCAAACGCATCTCGCCAATAGGTATACCAGCGTCGCGGAATTTTGCGCTATCTAATGCCTGCCAAATAGCGCGACGATTTGAGCCGTTCATATTGCCGATGTACTCGTCAACACCATCCAAGAGGCCGCGCGTATTGCGGCGCGTGTCGCCGCCAGAGATCAAATCTTCGTACGGGAAATCTTTATCGGTAAAGTCCTTAGACGCCTTTAGTTTATCCGCCAAAAGCTCACGCATTTTTGGATCAACATCGACGTCTCGAATGTAGTCTCTGATCAGCTCGTTTGTGGCAAAGTCTGATGACTGTGCGCCCATAGACGTGTAAATCATGCGAGGGGTAAGGCCATCTTGTGATGCCCTATTCAAAGATGCGAGCAGTGGCTTTGTGACATTTTCGTCAGATGCCCATATCTCTTTATTCAAGCTGTCACGCAAGAAGCCAGAACCGCCGAACAAACTGTGCGGGCTTCTTAACTTCCTATCGGAATAACCTAATATGTCTCGATCCGCGACAACACGGTCCCCGAACGCCGCAATAAGCCCATCGCCCAGCTTGATGGTGGTGTCCTTGCGGGGGTTGGCTTCACCACGCGTGCGGCTGTCTACAACCTGCTCTTCGACGGGCGTGTTCATACGCACGTTCGATGCAGGGTGATTGTACGTCAGTCCGGTCTTTTTATCAGGCTTAATGTTGCTAATCCGATTGCCAGCAGCGTCAAATTGAGACGCGAGCGCTTTGAGCGCTTCTGGCTTGGCACGTCCGCGCTCATCACGCAGGCCAATGTTAGCCTCAAGGCGAGAAATATCTTTCGGGTCATAACCACGCACAGGTTTTCTGGGTATGTCAGCGCTCAAGCTGCGAGCCTCGCCGCTACGCTGGAACACTTCGCCGATGCCCTCGATGTCGCCAGACGCGATTGAGCGGCCAAGGCCGATTGCGTCCGCTGTACGAGCGCCAACATCTACGTTGCCCGCAGCACGGACAGCGGCGCGGGTGCCGCTGGCAGCAGGTATCACGCCAGTCATCGCAAATAGGTCGCCGGTGTAGGCGTCATTCGCGGCACGGATTTGCTCCATCGTCGCGCTCTTCAGCTCAACGCCTTCTGGCAGGTATCCCGCAGCACCTTTGGCTGCGCGGCCTGTTGACTGTGCTACATCCGTTATAACACCCTTTGCGGTGCCGATTGCGGTGCCGATCGGGTCGGAAAGCAAGTCTTTCGCGCCCTCAAGCATGCCGGAGCCGATCTGCTTGGCAACGCCTTTAGGGTTCTCGAACAATTCGTCCTTAAAACGCTCGCCGGCGCTTCGGTATCCGTCCTCGATGCCGATCACGTTGTCCAATATCGAGTAGCCGATGTTTCCGGCGTCGCGGATCGGGCCGCGCAGGTTTGGCGGGATGTAGCGTTCTAAAAGCATCAGTCTAACAACCCCCGTGGCCTTCTGCGTGGTCGCAGTGACGTCAAAGTGCCAAGATTGTCAGGCAAAGTCGATCCAAAGATGTCCTTGTAGTCTTGCTTTAGCTTTGTCGAGTATTCACGCGCCTCACGGGTATCCATGTTGGCAGCAGAAGAACCCGCGTCGACGTAGCCCTTAACGCCCGCGTTGTACGCAGTCAGGGAGCCTTCGGTGTCGTTGTCAAACACGTCCATCAGCTCACGCAGGTAAGGACGGCCAACAGCCATGTTGAGGTCTGGGTTTTTTAGGAGCTGGATCGCCATGCTCTTGGTCTCGTCTTCCGGCTCGATCTCAAAACCGGCATCGCGCGCAACGTCGAATATGCTCGGCACGTTGCGGCGTGGGGATTGCATGAAGTCTTTTGGCATGATGCCCATAAGGCCCACAGCGCCACCATCAGAAATAGCATCGGCGCGTCCGCTGCTCTCGCGACGGATCAATGCCTCAACAAGTTTGTCGAAAGTAAGTAAGTCATCCATGAGTTAGTACCTCATTTGTATATAAAAGTACCGTTTCCGAGACGATCGCGCGTCGAGTTGTGAATACCCTGATTAGCAATACGGATCAGCTCTTCCATTGACATTGCCTCAATTGGCAGCGGACCAGAAACCGGAGACGTTGCAACAGGTTCGAACTGGTAAGATGCCGGTTCGAATTCGGTTCCGCTAAAATCGCGCCGCGGGGCGCTGACGCTTGTGCCACTCGCGATATGCGGTGTCGTGGCGGCAAGTGCCTGTGCCTCGGCCATGCGCTCATCATAGCCGAGCGGATTTACACCAAGCATTTTCGCCAAGACAGAGTACCCGCCTGCGCCTTGAAAACTGTTGCCGCTGTACCCCATTCCGCCGCCGTCACGAATATCTTGAAAAAATCTGTAGTCTTTCGTGCCGCGCGTCGGCTGGCGATAACCCCGCTGCTGCATTTGCGCAGCGCGTGTTGGCGCTGGGGCGTTGGCTCTGGCCTCCGCCTGCCTCGCGTGATAACCTGCGGGCGCAATATTCATAGCGTTGGCCAATGCGCTCAGGGGTCCACCGCCCTTGAAGGTGTCGCCGACCGCGTTCCTGCCGCCGCCGTCGAACATGTCGCGACCGTCCTTAAAACCCAACGCCTGCGCTAAGCCGCGCGGTTTTTTCTTTTCCTCAGCCATACCAGCTCCACATGTGTAACTTAATCAGCATAATACACTATTTTTCGCGCAAAGAAACCCCACGCGTAGGGAACACGCGTGGGGTCGAGACGGTGGGACGTCTCAGCGGATCGGGAGGGTACCGCAGGGTCTGATTAACATTATTTTACGGATAGGGCAAATTGATCAAACAACGCCGCGTATCGAGCGTCGTATCGGCTTATTCCACGATCCGGACGAGCTACGCCCAAACGCCATCGTCGTATGCTGGTTGGCCAAGCAAAGGCAGACAGCATCTGCACGGTCAGGCGAATTGACGCCGCGCTTCTTCATCGCATCCTTGCCCTCAACTTGCATCTTGCCCGATGAGGTAAAATGATACCGCGGGGCCGCAAGGTCGGCATAAAGGCCGTCATCCCTCGGCAGGCGCACATCCATGCCCTCAAGCCACTCCTTCGCCTTGAACCACAGCTCAGCACGCAAATTCAAATACGTCTCCTTCTGGGAGCTGCGCTCGGACACGTTCAGGCCGCGCGCCGGCAAGTCCAACTCGCGCAGACGATCCAAAACGCCAGCGCCAAAGCCGTTGCTGTCAACGATGATCTCAACGGGACGTTTGGACGGGGGCAGGATGTCATATTCCGCCTTAACAGCGCCGGTGAGCTGCATCAGGTCCAAGTTGCGCCACGTTGTCAGCGGGTGGATCACCGGACCCTGCCTGCGCGCCAAAACTGAGCTGTCACCGCCCTGCCTCGCAACGTCCAAACCCCACACCGCCGGCGTGTCCTCGTCAATCTTAATGTCGTTGGCCATCGCATGCTCGATCAGCGACACCGGAATAACCGTGTCCTCTTCAGACGGGGGGAAGTTGCCAAGAACACGGACGTGGTACGCGGGGCTGTCCTCGCCGTATCGCTTCTTCATGTCCTCAACGAAATCATCGCTCACACGGGCACTGGCAACACAGCTCACGTGCATCGTGTGCCAATCCTCGCGAAGTCGCGTGTGCGTATCATAAAAGAAGCCAGTATTACGCGTTGGGTTCCCCGTGAGAACCGTGGTGGCGCTGTGACCCGACATCGAACCCGACGCAGCCTCAAATACAGCGTTCGGAACACCAGACGCCTCATCCGCAATCAGAAGCACGTTCTGGCTGTGGACACCGGCAAGCGCTTCCGGCTGCTCAGCACGGGACGTCCTGCACGAAATAAACGTGCTTTCGGGGCTGCTCTTCAGCTCAATGCGGTCAGACTTAATCTCAAGCAAATCATTGAACGGTGGCTTCAAACGCTTGGCCACGTTCTTCATCTCAGCGAAACAGGCGTCAAAAAGCTGCGAGCTGGTGGGGGCCGTCACAACCGTCTTGCTCGGAACACGCATCAAGACGTGCCAGACAGCGGCAATGGCAACTCCCGTAGACTTGCCGACACCGTGGCCAGAACGAACGGATATGCGGCGCTTGTCAGGGTTGGCAATAGCGTTCAGAAGCTCAACCTGCCACTCGTCAGGCTCAATGCCGATCACCTCGCGGGCGAAGGCAACGGGGTCGCCGTGGTATCGCGACATCAATTTCAAAAACGGGTTATCTGTAGAATTTTTTTGCGGGGTCATGTTAACACCTATTGCTTGGGTCAGGGGGGCGGGAAAGTGTGATTAGGTCATTGGCAATTGCACCCCGCCGAAAGTTTTGGCGGGGGGGTCAAATCGGCGTTTTCAGGCATCTGGCAGAGCGAGTGACCTATAATGTCCATTATGTTAATAAACGGATTCAATGAAATCAATGACTTAGCTAAACTGGACTTATGCGGCACCGCGAAATCGCCTAAACGCGGCATCGTCGTTGACACAAATGAGGTACTATGATACCGCGCGCGCCCGCGCATCCGATTGTACGCCAATGCGTGTTTACGCCGCTCACACGTCATCCGCATCGTACGGCGTCACGTCCTCAGCTTCACCCTCCAACACTTCACCAAGCAGCATCGCAGCCTGCGCATGCAAGTCTGTCACGCTGATGTTGATCGCCACATCGCGCTGCCTCGTATCGTATTGCACGTTCAGCTTCGACGCGATCCACTTGTCCGTGTCCACCTTCAGCCTGTCAGCGTTCACAGTCGCCGGCTCAGTCTCCTGAGCTGTCCTCACTGCCCGACTTGCGTAAAAGTGCGCAGCCTCTGTCAGTGCGGCCTCATATCGCCCGCGACGACCGTTCACACCGTCGAGCCACTTGTACCACAGCTTGTGCCCGACGTTCATCTGCTTGCACAGGTCGCGCATGCTCGTGCCTGACGCCAGCTCCTCGAATATCTCGTCCTCGCCACGCGCATCGAGCGCAGCGAGTTTCTCTTTTGCTATTTCACTTCGTGCCATCGTCTATCCTCTCAAAATGGTATCTCGTCACCGCCCAGATCGTAATTCACCAGCTCATCCGGACGCTTCACTCTGGTCACGCTTGCCTTTGGAAACGCCTTGAACGCCTCGGCGACAAACTTCTCTGTCCAGTCGTGCTTCAGCAGCCTTGCCGCGTCCTCGAACGCGTACACAACCCAATCAGGATGCTTCTTGCGCAACTCACTAATGCCCGACGCCGCAAAGCACGTCACATGCCCGCCAAGGTTCACGCAGAACCCGTCAGGTAGCAGCGGCTGATGCCCAGCAGCGATCGCCTCGGCCTCCAGCACATCCCACGCCCGCATAAGCTGCGACGCAATCTGATTGGTGCCAACCACATCATTCGCGTAAACCTTCTCGTACAGCGCCTCGTATGCCGCCTCAAACCTACCCGCCAGCTCAGGTGACACAAGATCGGGCAGCGTATCACCCCAGCGCTCCGTCTTAACTCTCGCCTTCTCATCGAGTGGACGCAACTGTCCCCACACGCCAGCACTGATCACCTTCGCCTCACCCTCAGTTGAGAACGAACCCTTGTCCTTGATCTCCTTGTGCGTCGGACGCTTCTTCGCCCCTGCTTTACCCTTAGCCATGATCCAGCCCTCCCACCTTTGTCACGTTAAATCTTTCCACAGTCGTTTCCTCCCACCTCATCCCCTTCCTCCACAGTACCCTATACATAGGGGTACACTGTGGTGGAGAGAATACGGGTTAATATTACCACGGTGTCGCACGTATTCCACAGTCACAAACACCAACTGTGGAACACCTCACGACAGCACCTTAAATGCAGACACGTCGAAGTACGCCATCGGCTCTATGTCTTGCGGATCGTTGCGACGTGTTGATCCGCCTGTCTGTATATCCATGTCGTTAGTTGGCAACTTACATATGCCTGCGGCGTCGCTCCACTGCACCGCAAGGAAGCACGGCAGTCCCGTCGCCTGCGTCAGCGTGTTCGCCATCATCACCTTGTAGAGCGAGATCATGTAGGTCGGGTATTGCAGCATCCTCGTTCTTCGCTGCCTCGCCTCTATAAATGCCACGGCGCTGCCGTCTCTGGTTGCCATGAAGTCGAGAGACAGCTTGATCGGCATCTTTGTGAGCTGGCAGTTGAACTCCGCCTCTATGATGCGCGCCAAGGCTTGCTCGTTGTCCCTATCCTGCTGGCTCTCATATAGCGGCCTCACAGCCCCGCCTCCTCTCTTGTGATCCACTCACCCACCGACACGATTGTGACGTCCCTACCTGCGCGCTTGTCAGCAAATTGCTCAATCTTCAGCACGCCGGTCTGTATCCACTTCTCCGCTATTGCCTTGGCTCTCGCCTTTTCCGACTTCTTGTCGATGTCCAGCTCAAGCGCACTGGCGACAGCCTTGCCAATCCATCGCTTGCTGCGCACGTTTTCGCGGTACGGGTCGCCGTTTTCCTCTGCCTGCCCCACTGCGCGCTGAACCAGCATCGCGTGCTTGGCTTTCACGCCGTCAAATAAATCTGGCATTTTAAATGGGACACAAACGCCCACGTACTCTTGGTTCGGGAGCTGCACGCCGTGCATGCGCCTGTAGACGGCCTTCGCTGCCGGCGGTGCAAGGTTTGACTTGCCGTCGTCCACTCGGAATATGCCACGCGCCTCTATCTCGCTGACGCCCAGCTTCATCGCGTCCTCTTCGCTCACCTTATTGACAACTCTTGCTGCGCGGGCTGCTGACAGCAGACTGCCGGCACCACGTATGCTGTCAGCAGACGCGTCCTCGCCGTTGCTCTTGCGGACGTGGTGCGTCAACACCATCGCACAGTCTGTCTTGTCACAAACCCAGCGCGCAGCAGCTACGGCGGAGTTCATCGCCATGTTGTCGTTCTCGTTAATGTCGTTTGCACCGACCCACGGGTCAATGAAAACCATGCCGATGTTGTGCTGCTGTATCTTGTCGGACATGTACTGAACCATTTCGTCGTTCGTCTGGACACCGTCACGACCCTGAAGCGCAAACTTTATCTGCACATCGCGTCCAGCATCCACGAACAGACGCCCCTCGATGTCTTCAGCCTTTACGTTGTAGTGCATCATTGCGGCTGCGATGCGGCGCTGGGCCTCTTCCATCGGGTCTTCTAAGTTGATCAGCCAGCAGTTTGTGCGCTCGCGTACAGGCTCACCAAGCAGGTCTCGGCCAGTGCAGATCGCTAGCGCCTCTACAATTTGCAGGCTTGTCTTGCCCACGCCGCCCTGAGACGCCAGCACAGACACATATGACCGGATGTACGCCGTGTCATACACCCAGCGTCGCTTCGGTATCAGCGTCGGATCGATCGGCGTGAACGCGGTCGGCCACTGCCTCTCGCTCTCCATCTTTTCCTGCACAACGACGGACACAGGCTTTGCGCCGGCGAGCGCCTCACGCAGCTTGTCCTCGCCCGCCTCACGCAGATAGTCATTGGCATCTTTTACATTCTCGACGCCAAGCATGTCGAACCGCACGACGTGAACCGCCGTTGACCCGTCACCCTGCAAGACATCCGCGCACTTATCAACGTCTAGGTCAGGATCGGCGCATATCGTAACGTCGGACGCCCGTGGTGGCGTGTACGTTGACATTCCGGCCTTGCCGAACGTGCAGACGACAATCGCCTCGTCCCGCACAGCCTGCCTGACGCTCAGCGCATCCTCTGGCCCCTCAACAATGCAGATCGGCTTGTCGCCTTGCGCCTCGCCCACCTGCATTACGTTTCCGGCAATGACACCGCGGGAATACTTGCTGATGCCATTTACTTCGCGCTTTTTGCCTTCCGGCGTTAATAGCACGCTCTGGATGCCCTCGACCGTGCCCTGCGGTGTAGTTGCGGCAAAGATGATCGCCGGCCCGTCGTATACGTTCGGGCTAAACTTTGCCACGCCGTCTGCTGTGGACGCTCTTAAACCACGCGAGTTTAGATACAGCAGCGCTGGGCGCACCGCGTCTGTGTTCTCGCGTGTAATCGGCACAGCACGATCCCACGCATCACTGGCCTTGCGTATCTTTTCCGCACGGGTTTCGTCATCGCGTGCGATTAAATCCTTCTGAGCCAGACGCGTCACAAGGCGATCGAGTTCGCTGGTCACGTATGGCGTGCTGTCTGAGTTCTCAAGCTCCTTTGGGTTTTCGCCCCCACGCTTGAACCCTGACCCGATCGTCATCTTTGTCTCAATGGCATCCAGTCCAATCTGCTTGGCGGCTGCATGCAGCGACATAATCGCGCTGTCGATGCTTGCCGGCGCAAGGTGGGCGTGACGCCCGATTGAGAATGCAGCTTTATTGAGGTTTTCGTTTCTCCCGCCAGACATAGACGCAATTACGTCAGTGACCGCACCATCTAAAACCTTTTTGAAATATGCTTCGGACATCTTTTTCCCTTTTTGTAGTTAGTTTGAGGGGCGCATGCCGCGCCCCTCAGTTCTTTAGAAGCCGAAGTTGTTATCCGCAGGCGCTGCTGGTGCAGGCGCTGGCGCTGCTGCAACCGGTGCCGGTGCGGGTGCTGCGTCTTCAGCCGGCTTGTTAATCCACTTCGTAATGTTGAAGCCTACATCGTATGATGTCCCCTTGCCGATCAGCACGGGAGTGGATGACGTGACTTGCACAACCGGCACTTTGCCCTCTGCAAACTCTGGCGATTTTTCCGCCTCGTTATACAGCTTGGCGATAAACTGGCCCAAGCCGTAGCTGTTGCCGCTAAATGTTGATGAGCGACCATCTGCCAGCCAGCAGCTTACCTCGAAGCCGTTCTTGTGGTTTTCGCTTGGGCGTGGCGTACCCTGTGATGGGCTTGGCCAAGGTTGCCAGTCGCGAACGCCTACATCGATGTGAAGCCAGCCGAACGTGACGTCCTTGATGTCGATGGCAAGTCCGCGATCCATGTCGATTGGCTCGTCGCCTGCATCTGTCTTTGCCCACCAGCGATTTTGCGGTAGGTTTGCGCGCACGTAGTTGCTTGCGCCTGCACTGTCGTTTGATCCGAATGAAATTGGCATGTGTGTCTCCTGACTAGATTGCCGTAAAGTTAAATGCATAGGACGGGATTTGGATCGTTTGCAAGTCACCATATCCGTATTCCCATACATTCGTTTTGAGCGCTTGGTGATATTTCTCCAATGCGCATTGTACCCCAGCCGCGCCTTCGTCGAGCGACTGGAAGTCCAATTCGTATACGCCTACGGGGTAAGGTGCGTCCTTACCCACGGCGATAAAGATAAACCGATCGACCTCGTGGCCATCATTTAACATGCAGCGACGATACCACTGGTCTTGGAGGTGATAGCCAAAGTTGGCACACTGCTTCGCAAAGCCAGATGGTGATGGGTCAATTGTAGTTTTCAAGTCTATGACGGCGGCAATGTCTTTGCGCCAACCGTCTGGGCGGCAGCGCATATCAACGCCAGTCGCCTCGTCGTGTGAGAATATGCTTGCCTCAACCAGCAGGTCGCCGCCCAGCAGCTCCATTGCGGCTGCGTTTGACCGCACAGAGTTGGCCATTTCCACTGCGACTTGGTAATCGCCCTCAGTCAGTAGGATCGCGCCCTCTTCGGCTGCGGCTGCATATTGATCTTTCCATGCGTTGCCCCTGCGTGTTTCTGGGCCGCACCACACTGTGTTGCTCAAGTGCGGTTCCAGTACCAGAGTGTGAACCGCTGTTCCGGTGTCAAAAGCGGTGCTTGCCTTGCGCTTTGCATACTTAAAGTGTGCCGGCGACTGCATTGCGATCGTCTTGGCCCCCGATGCGCTCAGCGCTGGGTCAAGGTGGTACGCTTCATTCGTTAAATCAGTCTTAACCGGCATTGTTTTTACCCCACTTGGCGATCAGCAGCGCCTCTGCTCGGTGTTCGTCTTTTTTGCGTTTTAGCCGTTCACTTAATTCTGGGAACCACTGCTGCGCTAGACGCCGTGCAGAATCCTTATCCTTCGGCAAAGCCAAGGCCCGCTTCCACTTCGCCGGCGACACCAGCGAGAACGGCACCTTTGAAAGCGCGCATGTGCTGCTGATTTGACCAAAGCCGTATCCTAGCTTAAAGGTAGACACGACGCCTTGGCGCGGCATTGCCTGCTGACGCTCAATATATATGTGATCAACCTTTTCAACTGACTTAATAATGTCCATCAACGCAAGGACATCAACACCACCTTCGCTGTATGTCGGAAGGTCGTGAACCTCTGCCCAGTCGTCGCCAACAAGAGCCACGCCACCTGTGCGGTATCCGCAATCAATCCCGATTATCATTTAAATCGACCCCTCCAGCTTTCAGGTAATCGCGCAACGCCAGTTCGACGATCAGCGACATGCTCATCCGGCTGTCGTAGCTAAACGTATGTAGCGCATCGTAGACATCCTCACGAATGCGCGGTCCAATTTGCTTCAGTTTATTCATCTCGCTCTCCATCGTTAGCACGGTGTTAACAGTTGTGTTCTGTTTGCGCAAGCCACATGCCTATGTTAAGTTAATAAAAAGTTCACTCTAATATTCTGGCGGATGTATGACCGAAAATTGGCACCTATCAAAGTCCGTACCGATCACTGTTATTGTGACTATCGTTATGCAGTCGCTTGGCCTTGTTTGGTATGTGTCAACTCTTGATGCATCGGTAGCGTCCAACGCCCGCGAGATAGCTCGCCATGAAGTTCGCATTATTGAAATTGAGAAAACATCTCAGTTGCAGGCTGTGATGCTGGGCCGAATTGACGAAAATATAAAAGCAATACGCATGGTGATTGAAAAAAGGTCTGATAAGTGATACGCCTGCTCCCTATACTGTTTGTTGCGGGCTGCACGACGGTCAACCAGCCTATGACGTACACAGCCGCCTGCAATAGTGATCCGCTGTGCCAGCGAAATAAGGACGCGGAAACGCTGCACTATATCGGCCAGACGCAAGCTGCATTGGAGATTATGTGTCCAGATTTAGTCACATATGGTTCGGCCTGTATCTACTGACAGCAAGCGCAGCACACGCCCAAGACATCAATGGAGACCTGAGCACCAACATTGGTTCTGGGTCTAACGTAGACAGCAACAACAGCACTGAAAACACGACCTACAATGGTTCGCAGGGTGCTATGAGTAACCCCGTCCCTACCGCAATGGCACCGACAATGATGGGCGGGGGCGGCAACGATAGCTGCTTAATACCGTCCAGCAAGGGTTTTCAAGTGAGCCTGTTTGGTTTGGCTGAAGGCACAATGGAGCAAGACGCCCACTGCAACCGCCGCAAAGATGCTCGCCTGATGGGCGCACCGCAGCAAGTTGGCGGATTAGGTCTGCAGGTCTCAGGCATCTCAGTTATGTGTTCTGAAGCTCGCGTGTTCAAGGCTATGGCGCTGGCAAACACGCCATGCCCTATCAATGACATCGCAACGGGCCGTTTATTGATCGGCAGGGATGCGTTTGAAAAGTACCGTTCAAACCCTTACGTTTTTGTGGTAGGGTACGCAGCAAATAAGGTGTTTTGGGATACCTTGCTTATGATCGGAAAGGAGCTTCCTGATGCTCAGCAGAATAATCGCAACCAGCCTAGTTTGTCTGACAGGTTCCGCCGCCGTAGCAAACCAGACAATAACCAACCTCCAGACAACAGCAAACGCGGTGATGGATCAGGTAAGGCTGTCACGGACGTTGGCGACGGGGGCTAGTTACTACGCAGCCAAAGGTGGTATTGCACCTGATGGCTCTGTTACGCGGGCGCAGTTAAGCGCAACAATGGTGTCGGCGTACAACGATGCACTGACCAACGTGCAGAATAACACATATTACAACACGTCCATGTTGCTTGATGATCAGGCTGACATCGCCCTCGAAAACATGTCGTTGGCCATTGATGCGCTAGTTGATGCGACCACTACATTTGCCACAGTTGGTGTGGTGGCTGAAATGGCCGCTGAGGTTGACACGGTGCAAGATCAACTTGATTTTCAGGAAGTGGTTCAGGTGTCTGATATGTCGGTCACTGAATCCGACGTAGAAGATTACAACACTGCACTGGCTGATGTAGAGACTTACGCGCAAGAGGCTGCTGGCTTCTTGGCAGCGTCGAGCAGCACACATATCACATCATTCACTGATGGTTGGGCCGAGAGCAACAATATCAGCGTTGCCGCATACAAATCAATAACTTACGACGCCACATCCGACCTCTTGATTTTGGAGTTTTACGGTCAGAATAACGAAGCTTACGGCGGCTTAGGCTTTGAGGGCTATTTAGCTGGCGAGTTCAAAACAGCCAAAGACATCTACACAGCAGGCATAGCGTATGGCGGATGAAACGGAGCTTAAAGTCGGCGGGTTTACGTTTAAGGGAGTATATCTTGCTTTCGCCCTGCCGATTGTGACATCGCTATCGGGCGGCATTTACTACTCATATGATGTCATAAACAGGTTCTGGGGTGTTGAGGATACCGTCCTTGGGGTTATCAGCGTCAGCGAAGAAATCCAAGTAAGCCTGTTGGATGTGTCGTCGCGAGTGCAGGCTATAGAGCAGACTGTAGGCGACAACAATGTGGCGGGTCTTAATTCGCAACTGTCGCAAATCAGTACCCAAATGGTAAGTGTCCTTGAGCAGCAAAAGACGCTGCTTGATCTTCGCAGCAAAGTCGAACGTGCCGAGTTGATAACAAATGGCATCGATGAGAAAATGGAGCGACTACAGGTTGATTTGGACAGCGTGTGGGATGCAATTGACCAGTTAGGTAAGCCACTATAGGAGAGACAAATGGCGGGAATACTCGGTAAAATATTCGGATCAGGTGAAGTCATCAAATCAGGCATTGATTTGATTGACAGCTTTCACACCTCGACTGAAGAGCAGATTGAAGCAAAGACCAAAGCCAAGGTCGAAATCATGCAGGCTTACGCTCCATTTAAGCTGGCCCAGCGCGTGATTGCGTTCTCATTCACAGCAACCTACCTGACGTGCTTCGCAATGGTTCTGGGGTTCACGCTGATGGACCGCGTGGCCGATGCAGATAAGGTGCAGCGCGTACTTGAGGATTTTCAGATTGGCTGGTCGATGATTGTTATTCTTGGCTTCTACTTTGGTGCAGGTGCGGCTGAAGGCTTTATGGATAGGAAAAAGAAATGAGCTTTAAATTATCACAGCGCAGCCTTGATAAGCTGGAAGGCGTGGACGAGCGACTGGTCGCTGTCGTCAAACACGCTATCACAGCAACCAAGATCGACTTTGGCGTTATCCAAGGTATGCGGACGATTGAGATGCAGAAAGAGCTAGTGGCCAAGGGTGCATCACAGACTATGAAGTCCAAGCACCTAGACGGCAACGCCGTTGATCTCATGGCTTACATCGGTGGTCGTGGATCATGGGAACTTAACGTCTATGATGATTTGGCTGACGCCATGAAAGAAGGCGCAAACGCTGTTGGCTGCAAAGTACGCTGGGGCGCTGCATGGCACATTGATGACATCGGTTCTTGGGACGGCACAATGGAAGAGGCCATGAACTCTTATATCGACCTACGTCGATCACAAGGTCGTCGCCCATTTATTGATGGACCTCACTTCGAGCTGATGACATAAGAAACTGTGGTCGGGTTTTCTTTTAACACTTAATTGAGTGCGTTGATGGAATCTAACACCCCGACCACACGACCACTCTGGCGGCTGATGTGAGAGGTCGCATTGATGCCAGCCTCGGACGCGCTGGCGAGTTTTACGCCGCTTACAAGCTGCAAAGGGCTGGCCTGAACGTCTCGCATATAGACAATACCTGCGATCTGCATGTGACGCTGCCATCTAATCGTGTACTGCGTGTTGAGGTAAAAACTGCGGGGGTAATCTCACAATACGGAAGCTATAGGTTCAACCGTGGCGGCAGCGATGCTGATATTTTTGTTCTCGTGGCTCTCAGGGAAAACTTGCTGCGCGTCTTCAGTGCGTCTGACATGAAGGCCGTCACGACGACACTTCGGCCCGCTGATTTTACACAGCAGGCCGAAGATGATGACATAGCAGGTCTATTTCTGCGTTGATATTTCGCCTGCGAGGGCGCAGTAGCCAGCGAGATCGATAAAATTATCGTCATGCTGGCTATTACCGGATATTCGAGCAATTTTAAACAATGTCATCATCATGGCAACGTCCTCTGGCAGCAGCTCTGCCTCTGGCACTGGTCGGTTGTGCAACCACCAATCCCAGAGCTGCGCGATCGAAGCGAAACTGTTTTCTGCATCGCCATGAGTTGCGGCACGGTCTACAGTTATGGCAGAAATCGCCTCGTGCAGTATATCGTCTCTATTCATCGGTTTCTCTCCTTTGCTTTCGCTTCTTCATGCGCGTCCTGCACCAATTCCGCCACGTATTCTGCGCAAGTCTTGTAGCCCACTTCTTCACTGACTTTTAGCAGCCATTCAAGTTGATCGACTGACAGAGCGTCAATAATTTGATTGACGTAGCCATAGTTGAGCGGAGAGTTATTGCGAACAGTTTGTTTCGTCCTCACCTTTTGGTTGCAGTGACCTGATTTACGTCCTCTACTTACGGCCCCACTCACAACTCCACGCCCCAAGCCGAGGGCTTTGGTTATATCACGCTGAGGAACGCCAGCATTTGACATCTCCCAGATGGCCCTAGTGTGCGATTTTATTTCATGACGCCTATTCGTATTCATTTCCGACCTCCCGAAACTTGTTCAGTTTTTTAGTGATTTCTTTTTTATCGAACATCAACGTGTCAACGCGATTGCGCATCCGTGTTATGTCGTCGCGCTGGCGTGCAACCTTAGCTTGCAGCACGCTAATCAGCGTGCGAGCCTCATTAAGGTTGTTTTCTAGCATGAGTATTCTACGATCGCTCATCGGTTATCTCCCAGCCACGTAAGCCTCATGATCATCAGGTCGCGCCTTATTGTGGCTTCACTGACGCCCAGCTCAACGGATGCAGCCTGACGTGTCATCCCAGTTTTTGCCAATTCCTCAAGCATCTCTCGACGTGCCGCGATGTCCGCTTGGTACGGCGTGACTTTTATCATACCCGCCTTCAATCTAACACCCAGCACTTGGCAATCGCTTCGAATAGTCGTTTGGACCACGCGCTCAAGCTCTGCCGTCTGCGCGACTGTCATCTCACCTTCTTCGGCGTAAATCTTTACACGCTCCCGACGCTCCTTCGTGAGTTGATCGCGGCGAGCTTGGGCGAATGCAGTTGCTTTCCGCCATTTCTCAGGGTTCGGGATTAGGGGGTTATTCAAGGCCTCCTTTAGCATTGCGATGCCAAGCCGCTCTTCAAGTTTTTCCGCAGGCGTTATTGCCGGAGATAGGGTTTGAGCATCTGCAAGAGGGCGCGCACTTCTTCGCATTCCTGTTTCAAATTTGCGCGGCCCCTCACAGAGCTGCGCTCCAGCATGATCTCGTTGATCCGCATTAATCGGCTGAGGATGATCTGCGATTGCTCCACCCTGTGATCTGATTGCTTTGAATGGCGCATTGTTTTCTCCAATTATGTTTACCATTGATTTAATCCAACATCTCGCATGGCTCAACATCATCAGAGCATGTGTACCATTCGGCACTCGATTTGGTTTGCGATGCGGTGCGATACATTGAAAACTTGGCGCACAGGTCAGCATTGAACATGCGTCGCAGTTCGTTGCCAATAGCCGCGTAGGCTTCTACATTGTCTTCGCGTTTGGCGTTCTGGCTTCCCATCAATTCACGAAATATCTCGCCATTAGTCCACACGCCCGACTTCATTGTCTCTGACGTAAAACGGCGAGCTTCGTCGGCGGTTATTTGCGGCAGCGCTGGCGCGGCCTGCTTGACGGGTGCCGCACCCTCTGCAAACATTTTCCGCTCAATTCTGACACACATGAGTGGCGTATTGCTGTGGCTCAGCTCGTTAGGGTTGGGGATGCACTCTGCGGTATACATAATGCCCATTTGCGCCTCACCGGCGCTGGCGACGGCCACGGGGATGAAGCAACCCTCGCCAGTGCCTAACACGATGCCGAACGCAGAACCCGTGCGCGTGCTTCCCGTCAGCACGATGGTTTTCTGTTCAGTGTTTTGATTTGTCATTTCAAGTTCCTTCTTGGTTTTGATTTAGCCACGCATAAACGTCGTCGAGTGGCTTCTGGTGGATTGCGGCTGCGGTAATCGGTCCGAGCCTGAGAGCATCCGCGCAGCACTCGGCGTCGCGGATGTATTGGTGCAGGATTGCGAGGTCGGCGCTGACGTGAGACGGCCTGACGCCCGAACCGTGCTTGGATGTAATGGAATTTACGGCATCTTGTTTGCACTTGATGATGCGCTCGATGCTGGCGACGGTCTCCATATTAAAGACCCCCAGAGAACGCGATTGTGCCGCCAGCCAGTATGACCAGAAACATAAACTCTGCGATGCGGTGGATGGTGTTTTTCATTCCGTTATTCCTTTGCTTAATTGTGGGGGCCGTAGCCCCCGTTGGGTTAAACCGCTACGTTGCGGCCATACTGCTTGCCGTTCGGGTAAACGATTGTGAAGCGCGGCGTAGCGCCATCTTTCCAGTCAACAATCTTGCGGCTCAGTTCAATGGTTTCCAGCAGCGCAGCCTCTTTGTCTTCGTTTTGAGCGTGGGCATGGTGGCAAGCGCCGATTTTGATTGATGTAAAATACATTTCGTTATTCCTTTGTTTAATTGCTTATACAGTTAACATAAGGTTAACAGATCAGACATGCAACCCCCCTAAATAAAAAAGCCCCCAAGCGTGCAGTGCGAAACCTGACACGTTTGAGGGCAGTTGAGACAATGTGAAAAAAGGCAAAACACATCTGCTACAATGCTAGATTGGCCAAGTTTGCAATTCAAGCGCCGCGCTGGTAAAAGTTAACGAGCATCTAACGGAGGATAACACATGCTAAACGACAAGCAGATCAACTTGGTACACTTGCTGAGCCAGCCGCACCGGATCACCAACCCACGGGCAATGATGAAAGCGTGCGAGGACGCGGCCAAGTTGATCGAGGAAATGGACGCAGAGCTAGACGCGCTCAAGAAACCCAAGCGCGCCAGCAAAGCTAAGTCTTAATAGCCTAGATCGTCCTGATTTAAGCCGGCTGTTGCGCCTAGTATGCCGCCATACAGCTCAGGCTGTGAGCTAAGTCTACGGCGCAACAGCTCGTCTTGGGCCTGACGTGCTGTAATCCGGCCCACTGCCTGACCCTGCGCTTTCGCACCTTGGGAGAACAGCAGGTCCGACATTTCCGCCGCCACGGGGCCACCTACGCCTTGCGCACGCGCACCAAGATTGTTCCCGACTTGACGAATGGCCTCTCCAGTGCCGCCCGTGAAAAGCTGCACGATAGACAGAGGGTCGATGCCTTGCTCGGACATCTCTTGCAAGTTCTCGACAGTTCCACTGGTGCCGTAAACGCGCTTCTTTGTCGCCGCGATGGACGTCTCTGCCTCCATGTATTTGCGGAAGTTTGAAAACTCCTCGGCGCTTGGGAAGGCTTTTTCGAGGGCGTCGCGACGTTTTGGTGAGCCAAACAATCTCTGCACATAGTCGGTGCGATCTGTTCCAGATGCAATGTTTCGGATCTTAGTAATCATCCCCGTCTTTAGCGCATCAACCTCTGTCGGTGTCATCTTTGCAACTTTGCGGGCAAAGTCTTGAGATGATAACTTTTCAAAATCGTCGCCCACTTTGAACGCTCGCGTCAAGTCAGAGTAATCAGCAAATTGTGCATCAGCTTTCTTGTAAGCGTCGTTAAGCTCTCCGATGGCTGACTTAAACTCATTGCGAACTGTCATAACGTCCTTGGCGAAGTCACTTGGCCCTTCAATTTTACTCGTGTTTGAGTTGATAACGCGATCCAACCCCTGCGCAATGTCTTGCAGGTAAAGCGTTGGAACCTGATCGCCCGACAGTGCAGTCTCAAGGTCTGGAAGGGTTTTTTCGCCAAGCGTGTCTGCGCGCTGTTGAATGGCCGAGAAGGCATCTTTGAATACCTTGCGGTTTGCATACTTGCGGAATGGCGCTGCGTCGATAGGCTTGTCAGCAGCTTGATACAGTGGGCGGAATTTCTCTGCTGATTTCTCATACAGCTCATCCAGATAGTCAGCCCCATATGCACCAGACGCATCCATACTGTCTGCCGTTACGTCAGCAATCCTGCCACCCTGAGAAACTGCGCGCTCAGACACTACGTCAAGGACGCCAGCTCTTTGTGATGATGGTACCGCCTGAGAGGCGTATGCCGCACCGCGAGTTGCTGGTCCAATGTCTGCCAGCATCATCGGCGCACCAAGAGATTGCGCCTCGCCTACTTTGGCCAGTGCAGCTTTTGGCGTTAAACCTTCGTCGCTAAGCGCCTTGCCTACACGGCGCTCGGCTACCGTTGCAGCGCGCTGCTGGCCACCCACTCCAAGCCCGTCTGCGGCGCGGCGTAACACATCACCACCAACAGCACCTGCCACTGGCAAAACACCGCCAAGGACGCCGCCGAGCGCTGCACCTGTTGCAGCACTTTGAAGTCTATTCTCAAGCCCACCTTCACCGACACCAAAGCCGGCAACGCCGCCCTCAGCAGCACCAACACCAGCACCTCTAAGTCCGGCCTTGGCGATGCCTGCACCCTTAGCTGCTGCTAAGCCGCCCTTAACTGCCAGACCCGCCGGCACTATCGATGATGCGACTGCGCCACCCATCTCCAAACCGGCAGCAAGAACCGGCTTCGCCTGCTTGAATTGAGAAATGTTTTTACGCACTTCAGCTAGTATTTCGTCTCGATCTCGACCGCTGAATGTCGACCTGACGTAAGCCTCCGCCTCATCTCCAAACCCAAGAGTAATGCCTTGGGCAAGGGTTCGGACCGCGCCCATTGTGGTCGCCTTTGGCTTTTCTGCGGGTGCCGCTTCTGACACCTTGCTGGATGCGGTTCGACGCTCAATCTCCGCCAGAATGGCGCGCACGTCACCCTCTTGGCCTTGACGATCCGCCTCTACAGCGGCTTTTTTTAGCTGGTCTATGGTGGCCATTGTCCGAAACCTTCCCTTATTGGTACTTTTTTGTCAAAGCGTCGAATGGGTCGCCGCTGGCGTTTTCGGCCTCAATAGCTTCTATTGTCTTGTTCAAGTTATTGTACGCCTGAAAAATAGTCTGAGCCGTTTGCTGCGGCATGTTTATTGGGTCAATGACGCCAGTCAAATTTCCAATTATCGCGAAGTCAGCGTCGCTGAGCGTCCCGAGGACAACTCCCCGATCCAATATTTCGCTCAGATTGCTGAAGGTCATCATCGCGCCGAGCTTTGACGCGGCTGCTTGGAAATCCTTAAAGTCCTTACTGTCGGGCACAAAGCTCTGACGTGTAAAGGCAAACGATCTTGGGTCGATAGCACCTGCGTCAAGTTGCTTTTTCAATTCGTCTCCACTCAAGCCGGTGGCAGCGGCAAGCGCCGATTTTGCAGTTGCAACAGCCTCTTTTGCTTGAGATAGCTGTCCGGTAATGCCTTTAGACTTCTCGACCTCAGTGACCTCGGCTTCTTCTAAGCGATCTCTTTGCCCCAAAAGCTCTTTCATTCTTTGCGCGTATAGGTCCAATTGATCCATTTGTGCGTATGCGCCAACCTGCGATTGCAGCGCTGCAATCTGCGCCTCGACGCCCTTCGCTGACGCAGGCTGGCCTGACATCGCGCCCGCCACGCCGCCGGCAACGCCGTTAGTCAAAAATGCATCAAGAGCCGCCTGCCGCTTCCTCTCCTGCTGTAAATTTCCTAGTTGCATTTGACGCTTGCGCTCCATGTCGGCGCGATTAGTAATGTCACTAATTACGCCTTGAACAGCGCCACCATCTTTGCCTTGCAGCGCAAGGCCAGCATCCTTCAGAGCAGCGAAACCTATCATTGTCCGCTGGCCACGCGACAAATTCTCAAACGGGTCTTGCGGGATCGGCGTTTCCAGAAGCCCCATTAACGTCTGCTGATTGCCAACTATCGGTTCCGCTGCGGATACTGGCGCTTCGGCTTCGGGTGGCAGGCTTAACAACGCCCTGTCAGCAGGATTTGCAATATCACCCGCCTTTGCGTTTGGTATTCCGAAGCGGTCGATGTCGTCTTGTGTCAGTGCGTATGCCATTATCCGCTCCTACTTAAATATTCCGAAGCCCTGCGGCCCCATGCCCATGCCGAATGATCCGACTGCGCTAAGAGCATTGCCGAACCCGCCGCTGGATTCCGTTGTCGTGCCATACCCAGTTGGTATTCCGGACGCCGCTCCAAGCAAAGTGTTCAGCCCTGTCAGCGGAAAGTTTTGCTCAGCCATGAAGTCAGCATAGCCGACGTCCAAGCCCTGCTGGTTCAAGCCACGGGACGTCTCACCGGCCTGCATCTGCGCCCCAAGCACCGCCTTCTGTGCTTCTAAGTTCTGGCCAGCCGTTGCAGTCAATCCAGCGGCGGCGTTCATCCGTCGAGCCATGTCATTCTGTGCGGCTGCTTGAGCGTTTTGGTATCCCGCCTGCATTTGATTTGTGACCAAGTCTGACGCCTGCTGGCCGTAAGCCTTTCTGGTTTCAGCCTCTGCCACGCCATGCCGCGACCCGCCAAAAGCTCCGGCTGCAGATGCCTGTGCGCCCTGCATGTTTAAAGCCTGCTCCTGAGCGCCGCCCAGTGTGCGCAAGGACGCGTCGATTACGTTCTGCTGATACGGGTTCATGTAGGCACTGACATCTGTCTGTGCCTGCGCCATATTTGAGTAAATGTCAGCCGCTTGTCCGTACTGCTCGGTCCCAGCCTGCAAGTTTCCGTAGCCAGACATCGCGCGCTGTTGAAGCGGCGTGATCCCCGCAACGCGCTCGCCCTCATACGGCGTATACTCGCGGTTTGCGATATCTGTCGCCATTGGCAAGATTTCATTAATCAGAAAATCTTCTTGGAACTGAGGCATGCTCTGCTCTGTTGTCGTCTTAGAACCCATTAGTTCAACTCCATCACATAGTGTGTGTAGACTTCACGAAAGGGTGAATTGTCCACGTATTTATCGAAACCTTTGCGACCGTCAGCCTCTAAAGCCGCAAGATTTGCGTCTAATGCGACTTTCCGTAGGTATTTAATCGCGTCGTCCATCCATTCACTCATTCGGCTTCCGCCCATAAACTCAATCTTTAGGGTTTTTCTTTGGGGGTGCTTAACAACGCAAGTAGTAAGCGCCGCAACTAGCGTATCCCCGACGTGTATGACCCACATGATCGAGCCGCCGCCCCTTATGTCGTCCTCTACGTCGTCCAAGCTGACATTCTCGGACTGCCTTAAAACTGCCGGCGCTATGAGGTCCATGCCAATGGGTATAAACTCATCGTAATCTGCATCCAAGACTGGCAAAACACTAACGCGAGGCTCCTTGTGCAACATTACAACATTACTTGGCAAATTAACAGCCTTACAATCATCCATCACCACGACCCTCCAAGGTGAGATGTACGCGACCAAATTTCAGTTGTGCCATCGTAAGTGCCGTTACAAAGGTAAATATAGTTTGTGTCCCAGCTAATCAATCCAGTCCTGTCTCCAGCAGAGCCTTCGTTCGTGAGCGGAACGTCAACTTTCACGACAACCTCAACAAACTGGTTGTTGCGGCTGACCACTGGATAGCCTGCAACCTCATCCCACAGCAAAATGCCATTATCAGATGGGTTGTCGTCAGCAGACCTTGTGAACAGCCGAGGAAGCTGTCGGGATAGGTAGCTGGAAAGCTGCCTGCCCCACTGCTTCCAGTCTGGGCCAAGTGGCGGGAGTACAGGGGCAGTCATTAGCGCTTACCCATTGGCTTCGCGTCAACACGCATTGTACCGACTTTCCAGTGGGCAAGGCGATCACCCTCAACCAGCATACGCATTTGACGACCACTGAATCTGACTGACGTTGGGTTGTTTGGGTCATATGGCCCGTATGTACGCTCAACGTCATTCGGGTGAAAGCGCGTTTTAAATGACACGTCAACGTCACCCTGAGACTGCTCGTCTGGAATAAGCTGCGTGACGCTCATAACTTGATCCCCAGAACCAATTGAGATTGGCCCAGTCTCTGCAAAGATGCGCTCGCCGCCAACATTCAACCCCACCTCATGTTCTTTAAGTTTAGATGCGGCTGTCGTCATGAATGGGTATTTGAATACGCCGCGCTGAACGCCTGACGTGCGATCAAGCTCACCTATCAACCAGTGCCGCTCCTTGTAGTCAAATGCAACGTATCTGTCGATTTCCGTGCTGTCACCAGAGCAGTAGAACCACCACACCTCTCCGAATTGACCGTTATTTAGCGCCCAAATTTTGCTTTGCTGTGCAGTGTTCATATCGCTGAAAACGTAGTCATGCACTTCACATGGAATTTCGCTGACACCTGAGGCGTCAAACATATAAAATCCGCGCTGACCCATCCAGAAAACACCAACGTCCACGTCTGCAGCGCAGCGCCGTGAAATAGCCCCGCAGGACGTACCTACCCTCGTGAACCCATGGACGTAAGGCGGTCCTATGTACGTCCCCGTGTGGGCGTCTACGTCAGTTAGGATGAGCGTCTGACCCTTGGTGCGGGTCGCCAGCATAATCTGCCCAGAGGTTTGCAATTCAATATCGCCCGCCTCATTGGTCGCCGCTGGGGTCCAGAGTGTGTTGTCCTCACGGTCGCACCACGAAATTTTGCGAGGGTTGCCGCCAGAGCCAAGTGCAAAGATGAAGCGCTCTTCTGTAACAATAAGGCCGAAGTTTCCTGTCGGCGCGTTAGCAATTACCGCTGCATCTGTGCCGGTGTTTAGCCGCCACTCAAGCAGCCGACCGTCGTCTGTATTGCAGGCGACAAGGTACTCGCCCCAGTTGTCCAAGCTCCACGTCGTCGCCTCTGAGTAGTTTCCGTAGTCAGGGCGCGGTGATCCGTAAAAACCAGTGTTGTAGAAACCGTAGCCATAACCAGTCTCAATTCCAGCGTCGGATCGCCCAGTGGCCAAATTAGATGGAGCAACGTCGTAAACCGTGTTTGATCCCGTCATCACGCTCAGCTCAGTGTGAGAGCCACCTGCAAGCCAAGCCGTGCCATCGTTGGCCTCCCACGAGTGCATTCCGCGCGTCGGGTGTGTGCTGAAGCCAGTCTTTCGGTTTTGCCAACCACCGATCGGTCGCAAAGAGCCGTCACGCCAACGAACCAAGCTGCCATCCCGCCAACGACCAGCAGAATCAAGGTCGGTGCCATTTCGGTAAAACCCAGCGGGTACTTTAAGTGGAATAAGTGCCATTATGTGCTTCCGTATATTGTACCGTTGTTTGTCAACGCCACGGCTGTTCCTGAGATAGCCGCACCGCCCGCGCCGCCGCTACCACCGCCGCCGTTCCCGCCTTTAGCACCCCAGCCGCCGCCACCGCCGCCTGTGGAAGCATTAGCTGCGGCACTACCTGCTGAACCGCCAGCAGTAGAGCCGCTTAATAGGCCCGACGCACCACCAGTACCCGACAATTGGCGACCACCGCCGCCAGCACCCTCGGTAGTTGAACCTGAGTTTCTGCTGATGAAACCACCACCGCCGCCACCAGCGCCGCCACCTTGGCCAGCAGCAAACGCTTCGTCTCGGCTACT